CTATCGATCATCTTTTAGTGGTGGTGCCAAAGCCTTTCTGTTCTACTATAAACCAACATTTCCATCAGAGGTTATGGGTGATACAGAATCCAGCACTTATCTTGTTAGGGCGACAACCTTACCAGAAACAGCCATAGAAGAAATAACTACGAACTGGCAAGGATTTGATTATAGATTTGCTGGTAAATATACTTACAGTGATTGGACTGTAACTTTCAACTGTGACGAAAAAGCTGAAATTCACGCAGCTTATGGTGATTGGTTGAGGCACATTCACGATCCTACCACAAATGTTTATAATACTCCTGCAAGATATATGTGGGATCAAGAATTAGAAATGATTGGAACAGATGGTACTCCAATTGAAAAGTATAAACTTTATGGTGCATGGCCAAAAAATATTGGCCCGATTACACTTGACTATTCAACAAACGATGTTGTTCAATTTGACATTACATTTGCTTATATTTACCATGCAAGTAGTAAAGTTGGATATTCAGTAACACCTAACTTTGCAGGATAAAATACATAAAAAATTATAAAATGAATTACTCACCGGAGGCATGTAATTTTACACATTTCTCCGGTTTTTTTATTATAAATAGATATATGAGGATTGTCTAAATGGGTACAGAAAATATAATTGATGAATATTTATATGCAATGCGTGAAGGTGGAGCAAGACAATATTTATTTTCTGTATTTTTTAATTTTCCATCAAGTATAGGTATATTAGAAGATGATATGAAAAAAAACATGAAATATTATGTTAGAACATCTTCTTTACCAGAATCCACGTATGAAGATATTGTAATACCGTATCCTGGTTATTCGTTTAAAATGGCTGGAAATAGAACATATGCTGACTGGACTGTATCTTTAAACATTGACAAGAAAAATGATGTGTTAAAAATTTTTCATGATTGGCATAATATGATTTATAATCCACAAGATCATACATACAGTGCACCAATACAGTATATGTTAAATCAAAATTTATGGATGTTAGGCCCGGACTTGAAACCAACATCAGAGTATGTGTTATATGCCGCATGGCCAAAAGCAATAGGGAACATTACAATGGATTATAGTTCCACAGAGCTAATGTCAGTAGATATAACTTTTTCTTATCAATACTATATGAGAAAAGATAAGAGTCCAGAATATATGGTATAAAAAAACAGGAGAAAAATGGCATCATTTTGGGAAAGAATAACATCATATTGGAACTCAACAGGATATGTAGAACAAACAAACTACTCGGACAATAAATATTCAAGTCCAGTAGATGAATATATTTCTAATGTAGTGGATTTTCAAAGAGCTTATTTATTTAAAGTCTTTTTGACTTTTCCAACTGATTTACAAATTGATGCAAATTTAGTAACAAAAGCAACTTATTTAGCTAGATCAACTACTTTACCAGATATAACAACAGAAGAAGTATATTCATATTATATGGGTGTTCAAATGAAACATTCATCTGTTAGAAGATTTGGTGATTGGCAACTAAACCTTTATATAGATAAGGGATCAAAAATTATTGAAGCATTATACAAATGGAACCAATTATGTGCTCCTACAAATGTGGATAATTTCAAATATGGTGAGCCAAATGAATATATGTCACACAATAATGCAAATAACGTTCAAGTGATAAATTTATTAGACGGTGAAAGTAAAAGAACTATTATGCACTATCACCTATACGGTGCATGGCCAAAATCTATAAATAATATATCATTGGATTACGAGTCCAATCAATTTTTAACTGCTGATGTTACTTTTGCGTATCAGTATTTTGAAATAAAAAAAGTAAATTAAAATAACAATTTGTTATAAAAGGAGGATGTTTTTATGTCAAGTAATTTTGTAAAATACGTTAATAGTTATACTTTTGATACGGTGCTACCGGGATCTGGTGAAAAAATAACATTTAGACCTGTAACAACTGGTCAATTAAAAAAAGTTCTTATGCATGAATCTTCACAAGATCCAGATATTATGGAAAAAGCACTAGATCAAATTATAAACGAATGTGTTATAAAACCAGAAAATTTTGATGCTGAAAAAATTTATCTTCAAGATAGGTTTTATTTGCTATTAGAAATCAGAAAAGCTACAAAAGGAAGTAATTATACTTTTCAAACTCAATGTGCGTCTTGTGGATCACAGTCACAGCAAACAATAAATCTTGGATCTCTGCCAGTTGTAAAGCTTGAAAATGTTGAAAAAATAAAACCAACTACTAAAAAACAACCAAAAATTAGAGAAGTAAAAGAAGAAGATGAAGTAACACCAGAAAGTAAAAGTGGTTGGAATGTTGTAGAAATTGATAAAAATATTTCTATAAAACTATCTTTTGTTACAAGAGAAATGCAAAGAACAGCAATAGAAAAAGTAAACATAATGGATGCATTATCAGATACACAAAAAGCTGTTGAGTTATCAACGCTGTTATTTGCAATGGCAATTGAAGAAATTATTACTCCTGCAGGAGTGGATAAAAATTTAAAACTTGAAGAAAGGCAATACCTTATTGATAATATTTCACAAAGCTCAATGGAAAAAATATCTGAATGGTATGAAAAGAATGATTTTGGTGTGAAGTTTACTTTTGATATAAAATGTATTCATTGTGGATTTTTAGAAAAAAGAGATATACCCCTTGAAAATTTTTTCTTCTAAGCTATGTATTGTGCTCAGGTAACACAATACAAAGCATAACAGAAGAACAATATTACCTGGCTTCAAGAGCTCATATTTCAATATCTGAAAGTAATGAACTACCAGATTTTGAACGTGAAGCTTTTATAAATATGGTAATAAAAGATATAAAACGACAAGAGGAAAACGAAAAATCTATTGGAAAAATACACACACCGCCACGTCGTAAATAGTGGAACCCACTTGGTTTGAAAACCAATGGATCGAAAGGTCTCAAGGGAATTGTATAATGACTTGAGACCTTTATTTTTATAGGAGAAAAAAATGGGATCAATAGATGATAAAAAAAATAAAGAAAACATTCAAGGAATTTTTGATTTTCTCAGTAGATCATTTCCTGAATATTCAAGAGATATAAAAAAATTATCTCAGTCTGTCTCTATTCAAACTCCTATAAAAACACCATCACCAACAGATAAAAAATTTCAAAAATTAGCTGAACAAAATGCAAAACAGGTAAGTAAAGTACTTGCTTCTGGTGGTAACGTTTTTCAAAAACAAGAAGCTGTACGAAGGCAGCAATTTTATGCAAAAATAACTAAAAATTGGCCAACTTTAACAAAAGCAATTACTACAATAAAAGAAGTTTCAAGTGCAACTAGTATGGCATTTAGCCGAATTAAAAGTACTTGGCAAAGTCAATTTAATAGAATATTTGGTCAAGTAACTGATGCTTTTGCTCCAATTATAGAAACATCATCAGCAATATTAGAATGGTTTAAAGGAACTGGAAAATCAATTCTTCACGGTTTTAAAAATATTTTTAAAAAAGATGAATTTGAAGGATTAAATGATACTATTGAAGATAGTGCTGATAAAATTGTAAAAGCAATAGATAAAACATCTAAAATAACAAATAATCTCAAAACATCCAGAATAGGAGTAAGTAAAGCTAGTAAAGTTTATATGACCGCTCCTGAAACTGCAGACCGTAGTAAGATATTGCGTTGGGAAGTTATAAAAGAAAGATTTAAACAAAAGTTTATAAGACCAAAAGAAGAAGGAACACCTTATGAATCTGTTTGGAAAAGAATAACTGGATTATTTGCTAATGTACAAGGAAGAAGAAAGAAAGAGGGTGGTGGTGAAGTATGGACTAAAGCTGAAAGTGTTTTTAATTTAACAAAAATTGCTGGTATTTTAAAGAATGTATTTAGTAAAATAGCAACTGTTTTTAAATTATTATTAGTAACTCTTGTTGGCGCTAAAATTGCATGGTATTTGTTGCCTGAAAAAGTAAGAAAAACTCTTGAAGATAATTTTAAATCCATAGGTAAAACAATACTTAACAATTTACCGGAAACTTTACGAAAACCAATAGAAAATTTTATAAAAGAACCATTTAAAACTTTAGGTGCAGCATTAGGCGAAATATTAATATCGTCCACTAAAACATTTTTTTCAAGTTTGTGGTCTGTAACAAAAGGATTGGCATCATCATGGTGGGAAGCTTTTACAAAAGGATCTGATGGTTTTTGGCAAAAATTAATATTTGTTCTTGGATCAACTCTTGCAGTTCCAATGCTTGCAAAACTACCACTTATTGGGATACCATTTGCAATAATTAATACTTTATTAAAATTATTAGGAACAAGAATAGGGCTAATTCTTGGAATATTTACAAGAGCTGAAAGTGGTCTTGTAAAATTTGCAGGAATTGGAAAAATTGCTGAAAAATTAACCGGCACTTTTGGTAGATTATCACGTTGGTTTGCTGGTATTGAACTTTATGCTATGTCTATTGGTAAATCTTTTCCTGTTTTTGCTAAAGTTTTAGAAAAAGGAAGCAAGTTTTTATCGCTTTTATTCAAAGGCCCATTGTTTAAAGTATTTGCAAAACTTTCAGGAGTTCTTACTGTTATTACAGAAGTATTTGATTTATTTAAAGATATAACCGCAATAACAAAAGGAAAAATGCCAGTTATTAATGCTTTACTAAAAAGAATACCATCTATTGTTGCTGCTATAATTGGTGGTTTGGTTGGTGGCCCGGTTGGAGCTTTAGTTGGTTGGGGATTAGGATCTCTGGTTGGCGGTCCTATTATGAAGTTTTTAACAGGAAAAGATTTTGAAAAACCGGAAGAACCAATCAAAAAACTCAATACAGCTGCAGAAAATATTTCCGATGCTGCAGGTAAACTTGATGATACTACGAAAAAAATCCAAAAGCAATATGATAGCTGGAGAATAACAGCTGAAGGTATTTTTATTCCTGGAACAGGAGAAAAAAAGGATCCCGAAAAAGCTTTTGCTGAAGTATTAAGACACCAAGATGAACTTTTGTATACAAGTACAAAAAAATTATCAACATTGGAAAAAGGTATAGTAACTTGGACTGAATTACAAAAGCAAAAACAAACGCCAGTTTGGGATACTATCAAAAATGTTGGTTCAACAACAAAAGGTTTTGTAACAAAAACTCTTGAAGGTGTACGTTCAGGGTCTTCTCGTACAGATAAAATTGGGGGTTCTAGCTCTTGGAGAACTAATAATCCTGGAAATGTCAAAGCAACAGGAAAAAGTGGTTGGGTAAAATCTATGCCTGGCTATTTAGGAATGGATAAACGTGGTCATGCAATTTTCGATACAGAAGAACACGGAAGACAAGCACATGAAAGAGTATTATTTACTGGTAAATGGGCTAATAAAAAATTATCTGAAATGGTAAAAGAATATGCAGAAGATAATAAAGGCTATGCTAAATTTGTTATGAAATATGGTAATGTCACTGATAAATTAATGAGTGAATATACATCAGAAGAACAAAAAAGAGTTCAAATGGCATTTCAAAGAAAAGAAGGATGGATACCTGGTCAATTAACATCAACAGCATATGCAAAAAATCAAATACCAACAGCGGCCACTGAAAAAGTTTTAGCAAGTAATGTTCCAGCGATAAAAGAAGCAGAAAAAAACAGGGCGTTAGCAAAAAGATCTTCAGAATTAGAACAAAAAACAAATCAAGTAGATGAACAGAAACCAAATGTTACTGTGAATACTACAACACAAGCAAATGTAAGCAATGTTCAATCACAAACAGGTGGTTATCCAGAATTTGGAGAATCAAAATTTGAATTTTGGATGCCGCTTTGGGGTGTAAAAGTACTTGTATAAACCAAATGGAGAATTATAAAAATGAGCGAACTAGATTCTTTGAGAGAAATGGCTGAAAAATTAAGAGACCAATCAGCACCTATTGATAACACAGGCGGCGCTTTATCAAATGTTACAGAACCGGATTATAGGTCTTGGAGAAAAGATTTTATAAACCCAGAGTATAGTATGGGTATTGGTTTTGCTCAACAAGATAAATTGCTTTGGGTTATAATGGAATCCATATCAGTAAAAGAACAGCATAATAAAATAAGACCAAGCCAACCAACAATTATACCCAACGATACAGCCACAAAATATACTTTTAAATTTTTAGCTTCTCAAGAACTAGTAGAAACTCTATCACATGAATGGGGTCCATATGAAAGTGTAGCACAATCAATGCAACAATGGTATGGAAGTACAATGATAGTTGCCAAAAATGCTATTACAGCATTAAAAAACTTATCCGGAGATGGCCCTTTATATGAAAAAATAAAATCTTTAGAAAATAGTGCAGAGGGTGGAACAATAACTTGGAAAGAACTTTGGGAAACAGCACCAAAATTAGTAACACAATATTTAGGATCAGAACAAGTAAAACCTTGGAGAGTTGATACACCATTAGTTTATAAAAACACAGAAAGAAGAACATATGAACTGAGTTTTCAACTAATATCATTAGTTGGAAAACCATATCATGAAGTTGTTGAACCCGTAAAAATGTTAGAAAAATTATCCTGTCCTGAAAAAACGGATGATACATCAACTGGATATAATCCTTTAGTAACACCACCATATGTATTTAAAATAACAACAAATCCGCCTGAAAAGGGCGCACAAGATACAGTTTCAACATTTGGTGAAGCTGTAAATTTAATAAAAATTCCATATGCTGCTTTGAGAAATGTTAATCCAGTTTGGCGTGGTCCGTTTGTTGATGGTTATCCAATGAGATGTGATTTAAGATTAACTTTTCAAGAAATTGATCCTGTATATGCAAGAAATATAGATACTAAAACTTATGTTTATGTTGAAAGTTCAAATCCCAGGTCAGCTGGTTCAGGAGACTAAATTATGATTAAAACAACAGATAAAGAATATGAAGATATTAATTCGTCAAAATATCTTAGCAGGTCTTCATTTTTGAAATTGTTTCCTATACTAAATGATAATGGTGAACATGTATACAATATATTCAGACCATATATTCCAAATGAAACAATATTTACAGACCGTAATTTCGATTATACTATATTATCAAACGGTGAATGGTGGGAAAACATAGCTTATGATTATTATAATAACGAAAATCTATGGTGGGTGTTGTGTATCACTAATAAAATTGTTAACCCATTTGAAGAAATAAATGAAACAGATATAGTTTATGAATTAAAACAGAATTTTTTGAACATATTATATTCAGATATTGAAAAAATAAGGAATCTATAATGACAGAAAACTTTACAGAAACACGTTTTACAGTAACTATTTTTGGAGCTAGCAAGCAAAAACCTGTTATAATAGAAAATAATTCAATAACTCATTTTACTTTTATAGAAGATGTTTTTAATGCTTTACCTTTAGCTATTTTAGAGTTTGTTGATAGAAGTGGCTTAATTGAAGCCGTTCCAATTATCGGTAGAGAAATGGTATCAATTATGTATGGTGATGACACAGTATCTAATAAATCATCTTCTGTTCACAAAACGTGGAACTTTTTTACATATGATATAAACTTCAAAACAGAAATTACAAATACGGGATCTGGAGTAACAACTGTAATAATGAAATTAGTTGATCCAAGATATGTTACTATGAATTTTACAAGATTTAGTAGGTCATGGAAAAACAAAACCGGCAGCGAAATTATAAAAAGTATATGCACTTATATGGTTGGTGGCGGACAAGATGCAACATTTGATAAATGGGAAGATTCTTTTGGTTATATAGGTCCATATATTGATGTTGATAAAAATATTCAATCATTTATAATGCCTTACTGGACTCCTTTAGAAACAATAAGATGGTTATTAAAAAGGATGGAAGGAAATAATCAGTTTCCTGGTTATTTGTTTTATACAAGTGGTAAAGGATTTAATTTAGTAACATTTGCACGTTTGATAGATATTTCAAAAAATTCAGTAGAAAGCAAAAAATACTTTTTTATGACTTCTAATAAAGATATGTATTTTAGTGAAAACAGAATTTTAAATTGGAAATTATATCCACCTTCAAACTCTGCTTTATCTTATATACCAGGTGGAACTTGTATGAGCCCAAGGTTTGACACAAAAGAAATGAGAGAAAGATCTAGATTGTTGTCAGAAACATATGAAGAATATAAAAATATAGTTCATGGTTCACAACCACTGTACCCAACAGATATAAATAATGCAACATCAACAGTTCTTTCTTACGGTGGTGATTATGTAGTATTGAATTGTATATTTGGAAATGAATGGATTAAAAAATATATGAACCAATTGCAAATGCAAGTTTTAGTAAAAGGCAGGCCGGATAGATATGCTGGAATGCTTATTGACATAGAATGGCCGGCATTGAAAAGTTCCATGCAGAATGAAATGTATAATGGTAGATATTTGGTGAAATCAATTGAACATATTTTTGAGCCAGCAGCCCAACCACAATATAAACAAATGATAAGAATTTTAAAAACAGGTTATAAAGATACTGTTGCTGGAGGAGCTTTAGGACAATGAGATCTGATGTATTAGAAAATTTGCCAAATAATGGAAAGCTTGAAGGAATATACCGCGGGGTAGTAGAAGATAATAAAGATCCGTGGAAAAACGGCCGATGCAGAGTAAGAATTTTTGGTATTCATTCTGACTCTAAAATACAGGAAAATTCATCTGGTATACCAGTTGACCAATTACCTTGGGTAGAACCAGCTTATCCTATATGGGGTGGAAGTTCTGGAATAGGATTTAGTGGTGTTCCAGTTCAAGGATCACATGTTTTTGTGTTTTTTGAAGCCGGTGATATTATGCAGCCAAGATATTTTGCAACAGTTCCAGGTTTTCCATATGCAGGTAAAAAAACTGATAATTCAGTAGGTTTTGCAGATCCAGATGGTGAATATCCATTAACAAAAAAAGTTTATAGTCCAGAAAATAATACAGGACAAGGCCCATCTGATTATACAAAAACATTTGTAATTACTGGTCATTGTGGCCATACAATAATATTGGACTCGACTCCTGGAAATGAAAACATATTGATAAAACACGGTGTAAATGGAGCTTATATAAAAATAGACTATGAGGGTAATATTGAAATATCTGCTTCTCCAAGTGCAACTACCAGGGATTCAGCTGGAGATAGAGATATAGTAACAACAGGAAATCATACTTTGACAGTCACAAAAGACTATAATATTTCTTCTAAAAATTCCTCAGAAACAGCAGGTGGTAATAAAAATTCATTAGTTATAGGTGCTTTATCAGAAACAGTTTTCGAAAATTGGGATATAAAAGCTTCTGGAATACGACAACATTCAAATGGTAGTTGGCAAGCTGATGCATCAGATGAGGCGTTTCTTGTATCAAGTAATGATTGTTCGATTGCATCTGCTGAAAAAAATGTTAACATAACTGCAACAAAACAAAATATAAAAATGAAAGCATTACTCGGTAAAATAGAAGGTAGGTCATTGTTTGTAGATATAGGAAGTATATTAACATTAACATCTGAATTTACGGGTCTTATGACAACAATTGGCAAAACTTCTATGGTTACAGAAATAAAAGGTCAGATTATAATGATAGGATAAAAATATGTCTACATCACTAACTACAAAAAATATTTATAAAGAATATGAAAAGCAACTGGCTTCATTGCCTGGACCCACATCATATGCAACAATTATAGCAGGATACAGAAAAAACACAACAATAGCTCCTTCTATATTAAAAACACCATTTTATGCCGGTGTTGTTGAAATAGGTTTATTTGCAGATGAATTAATAAAATTAGCTGATTCCGCCATGTCTATAGCAGAAATAACAGCTGACCTTGCTGACTTTCTTTCAACTGTTCCGAATGTTCCAAATATATTTATTCCTAAAACATTTGATATAGATTTAATTATTGACAGTGTTGAATTTTCTTTTAGCATTACAGAAGCTGCAGAAGGTTTATGTGGTAAAACTATAGATATACCGGCTACACTTATTGGTGCTGTTAATAACGTAATACAACAAATTCAAAAAAATCTTGTAACACAAATAATAAATTTTATGGATAGAGTAAACATAATGTTTGCAGTACCAACAAGAATGGTAAATAATATATTAAAATTCATAGATGATACTAATGAAGAAGTAAAAGCACCTTTTCAAGAAGAAAGGGATAGATTAACTAACACTTTAAAAAATTATCGTAGAGAATTAAAAATTACAAATGATCCTGTATATATTGAATATATAAACAATCAAATGAACCAAATAGGAATTTTAGACAGATATATAAGAGATTTGATTATGAAACTAAAAGCTTTAGAAAACGCTGTTGCACAATTTTTAATTCATCTTGAAAACGCTTCAAAGTTAGGATTTAGTTTGGTAAAAAATATTCAGTATATTGTTTCAAATTGGCAAAAAGATTCTGTATGTGTTCAAGTAAATTTTGATGCATTAATAAAGGCGATAATATGAGACCAACTGCAAGATTAATGGATATGACAATAGGTGACAAAGGACCAGGTATTGTAATTCCTTTACATTCAACAGTTTTAGTCAACAATATGCCAATTGGTAAAATAATGGATATAGCATTATCTTTTTCTGGTGCTGTAGGTCTTATAATTGAAGGTTCTCCAACTGTTCTTGCAAACGGTCTGCCGGTTGCGAGAATGGGCGATAAATTTGTTGGAAGTTATAATGGTATTATAATTCAAGGTTCACCAACTGTGTTATGTAAATAGGGGGATATATGTCAGGAGATGTTACAACATATATAGGAACAAATTATCCGGTTTATGGTTATGCTGCGGGAAAAAGTCTTTCTGGCTCTGCAATAGATAAAAAAAGTTTAGAAGAAGAAAAAGCGGAACTAGAAAAAATAAGAGCTGAATTCGAAGCTTTATGGTCTGATGCTGTAGACGTATATGCCGCTGAAGTTGTAGGTGGGATCTCTCCGCCTGTTTCTGGATCTATGGAATCATCAACTGTAAAATTAAAATTTGGAGCTTTTCAAGTTATAGTTGTTACGGTAGATGAACTTGGAGAAGAAGAATGGTATTTTTTTGGACCTTCAAATTGTAGAGTAATGGCAATAGATGGGCCGGAACCACGGCCAATGCTTATGGATGCCGGTGGATGGATAATAGGAACTGGTGATTGTACAGATATGGCCGGTGTTGTATGTACGGCTACTCATAAATTTGGAGAAGAAGCTCTTGTTGCATTTGGTGAAGAAATTGAATACGACGATGAATTTGATGAAACTTCAATGATCTGTGAAGTAGAAGGTGAATTAAATGGAACATTGAGAGCTTTGTATATTACCTGTGATAATGGTTCTCCGGATCCAGAAGCACACGCAGAATTACTTGAATTATGTGATGAAATGAGATTTATTGATGAACATTTATATGGTAATCCTTCAATTGAAGAAGGAACTTATGGAATAGTTCCGAAATTAAATAGCATTTCAAAAGGTAATTCATTAATGACAAATAATGCTATAAAAGCAAATGAAATAAACGATTTTTACAGAGGAAGTAATTCACAAGAAACTAATTATACAAAATGGGAAGAATATGTCAATGTTTCATCAACAAGCATAAAATATGTTGCTTCGGGCGGTATTACAGAATGGTTAGAAGATGACGATCCTGCTTTATTGGATCAATTTAAATTGGCAGTTGAAGGTGACCTTGAATCAGAAAATCCATCAGGAACTAAATTTTTACTGGATATGGAAGTAGATTTGCCTGCTGTTTCTGCAGGTGAAGGTGAATGTAATGCTCATAGATACACTATTGTTGAAAAATCAAAATATCATGTACCAGAAATGGCAACTTATTGTGAATTATTATTAACTCCAGATGTTATGACAACAGTAAATTTTAAAAACATATCATCTTCTGATGAATTTTCTAATCTAATATTAGATGATGATGTTTCAAGTATAGCAGTAGATGGTGGATCTACTTATTCAAAAATATTGCAAATCAATAAATTAACCGTATGGATAGCTGGTATTTCATCAAATGATTTACCAGAATCACTTTCTGTAAATCCGTCGGCATCCATGATTCCAATAACAGCAACACACGAAAGCGGCCTTGTAAATTATTTTAATGTGTTCAAAAAAACAGATGGTGTTGATCCTTTTGCAGGATATACAGTTTTTGAATTTAGCCAAGGACTACCAATAGATTATAAAGTGAATGTTATCAATAAGGAGGAAGAAACGTGATAACAATATCATATTCAGCCGGAACATATGAAATATACGCAGATTTTGATGCTGATATGGAAAGGGATACACAATCATTTGATGTAATAAAAGATGTAAATGTTGAAGCATTAAAAACATCTATAAGAAATATTTTAATGACAAGGCAAGGAACGAGAAGAATGCAGCCTCGTTTTGGTGCTGATTTGGAAGGCAAACTATTTGAACCTTTAACTTCTACTACTGCTAAAGAAATAGGTGAAATAATTGTTGACCAAATTAATACATGGGATCCCGATGTTTTAGTGGAAAAAGTATCAATGAAAGTAGATGAAGAAAACCACAGATATGATGCTTTAATATACTTTTCAGCCAGAACTGCTTCAATAGGAACAAGTACAATAAAATTTGTTTTAGAGCAAAGGTAGCAAAAACATAAATAAAGATATAAAACAACGAGGTAAAAAATGGCAAATACAACACCAACATTAATTCCAAATTATTTGGATATGGACTTTGCAACAACTAAAGCAAATCTTACAGAACTTCTTGCACAAAATCCAGTATTTGCAAATTATAGAGTTAATGCTGAAGGTAATAATATAACAATACTTATAGAACTTATAGCTTATTTGAATCAGCTAACTACATATTATGCAAATATGATTGCAAAAAATCAATTTTTATCTACTGCTGATTTATATGAAACAGTTCATATGTTAGCAAAACATTCAGGATATAATCCACAAGGATATAGGTCATCAAATGTTGTAGTAAATGTAACAATAGATGGAGCTGCAAGTGCTGCTAATTTAAACGAAGGAGATGTTTTGAATATTCCTGCTTGGAAAAGAATGTATTGTACAGAATTATCACATCCATTAACAGGAGATGTTATCCAGTTTGCAAATATGATGGATCAAAATGTAGTAGTGGCTTCCACAGGAACATTAACAACATCTATTTCTGCAAGAGAAGGTGTTGTAACAGCTTTGACATATCACGGATCTGATATAGAAAGTGACTACAGGATTTATTTACCTTTAGAAACATATGATTATGGTGATGATATAGAAAACGGTGTTCCTTGTATTTCTTTATATGTTGCTGGTAAACCATTTTCTAGAATTACTGATTTTTATGATAATCTTTCTGGTCTAACTGATAACAATGATGTGTTTATGTTAAATTTTGACAAATATCAAAGATATTATTTGGAATTTTCAGCTGCCCGTTCAGTTCCAAAAAATCAAGATGAAATATTGGTTGGATTGCTAAAGTCTTCTGGAACATATGGTAATATTCCATCTGCAGCAGTAAACAAACCAGAGTCACAGTTTGTTTATAATGTTACAACAAGTGAATGGATTGATAATTCTTATATCACTATAACAAATCCGGATTATAGTTATGGTGGTGCTGGTATGGAATCAATCAATGAAATAAAAAATTCAGCTATTGGAACATACCATTCACAATATAGAAATGTAAATCGTGAAGATTATATAACTCATCTTGAATCTCGTGCTGATGTAATAAAAGCTACAGTATGGGGCGAACAAGATATAAGTGTATCTGGTTCCACAGCAGAATATAATAAAATTCATATATCACTAATACCGAGCTTATGGGGAAACAGTACTATTACTGTTTCTGCGGCTCCAATAGATGGTGTTATTATACCATTAGATTATTCTCATTCTTGGAAGCAGCAAATAATGACATACTTAGAGCCACGAAAAATTATAACAACATATGAAGAATTTGAACTGCCGGATCTTGTTTATGTTTCATTTATAATTGGATTAAAAGTTAGAATAAACTATGATTATTCAGCTGTAGAAGCAGCAGTACAAGAAAAACTTATATATTATATGGATTCAACAAATAGAAACTTTCATGACATTATTTCTTATACAGACATTACGGATTATATAATGGATTTTTCACAAGAATCAGAAACTAATGATTTTGCAAATGTAAAAGGACTTCAAGTATTTACATTAAGAGATATTATTTGTGACAACAACACATTTAAAGAATATGGTCTTGGGCAATATCCACAATATATGGCTTTACCAGAAGAAGATTACGATAATAGAATTAGAAGAATTCAATTAGCTTATAATCAGTTTCCAATGTTAAATAGAATATGGACTATAAGGGAGTATTAATTTGCCTAAATTTTCTGAAATACCTTTTTATATAATTAAAGAATTTTTTCTGCAAAAAGAAATTGATGGAAGTTATAAATTGCCTGTAGTTGGTCAACTACCGCCATCTGGAACATGCACTTTACATGGTCAAAATACCGGCATATCAACTTTAGGTGGTTATGGTATTGAAATATACTTAAAAACATCAAATAACTATTACATGTTAAAAGGTTTATACAGTGTTTCAAGTGAAGATTTAATTTCTAACAAATTTTATTCTAGAGAAGGAGTTGATGATTCATTTTTAAATAATGGTAAAACAAACAAATTTGTTTTTCAGTTATTACCTTCTGCATCAGATTATAGGTTCAGACCATCAGAATTTAATATGGTAGAGCTTTTTCCGGCTCCATCAGATGAAAATTATTCAGGATCCGATGTATATTTTCGAAGAGGCACATTAATATATGATTATATCATATCCAGAGGATATGATAGTTTTATAAATGTTAATAAACCATTTTTATATTTTGGTAAATTATGGAAAGGTGAAGTAGAAGGAACAATTGAAATTGACTCCAATCACTTTAAAGATTATGTTTACAGATGTTTACCAACAATAAACAGGTCAGATAATTATGATGAATATATAGGTGTTGCTTTTGATGGTGTTTATAATAAAACATATAATATGTTAAAAAATCTTCAAACATTTCCGGATGCATATGAAATTGACGAAAAATATTTGATGTATTTAAGAGAAACATTTAATGTTCCAAGTGTTGGTAGTGATATAACAGAAAGGACTTATTTAAAATATATAGTAAGTCTTTTAAAAAGAAAAGGAACGTACACATACATTTATGCAATATGGAAAATTGTCAATCAAACAAGTAATACATTAAACATTTATGAAAGATGGCATGATCCATTACCACCATCTTCTTGTCCATATCCATATTTTGAAGACCATTTATATACAAAAAATAGACTATATCACGATACTATGTTGACATACAATCCTGTGCCGTCTGGCGGTGCTGGCCACAGATATTATAGAACAACTTATCCATGCAATGTATTTGGTGGAACATATTATGGCCTTGATGTTCCTTATCCTGTTTATGGTTTTGAAGATTATGCATATGATGTGAGCACTGTAATGGCGACCCTTTCAGCATCAACCATGACATTTGACTTTGATTATCTTACTGAATGGTTAATGATGCACAATAAATTTACTCCTTTTATTTTTGGTCAAATGTGGGTAAATGATAGTGGTGAATTTTTTCAAGCTCAACCAGGTGAAAGTTTCCCGCTTACAGAAAACATTTATGAATTTAAATCAGATGTTCCTGTTTCAGGATCCGGAACTTTGGCTGTTCCGGATTTTGTCCATAGTCATCCTGTCAAAGAAGAAGAATGGACAATAATTCACACTTTAGGTGTTCCAAGTGCAACATTGCTTGGTGGTGGCCAATATGTAAATGAAATATATCCATTAGTAATAGTAACTGACAGAGACCATAAACAAATAATGCCGGACAGAATTTATAAGTATGATGAAGATACTACTATTATTGAATTTGATGAATATAAAGTAAATGGATATGTTCTTTTTAAAAGACCTGATTATGAACATGTACAACATTATCCTTCTGATACATGGGTCGTAAACCATGGATTAGGAGATACAATATTAGCTCAAGTTTATGATGATTCTTGGCCTAATGAAAATGTTATACATCCATCTGAAATAAAGTCTGATAATAATGTTGCAACAATTACGTTTCCAGTAAGCTGTGCAGGTCGAGTAGAGATTTGTGATGTTGTTACAAGACCACGCGAATGGAATTTTGTTCATCATTTAGATTCTGATGAAGAATTTGTAATGGTTCAAACATGGGATGAAAACTTATATAACTTTTGGCCAACAGAAACATTATCAAGTGGCGCAACATGTTATCAAATGAAAAACACTTCTCCGTCTTCAACACATGTATATTTTGATAGTTGGCAGCCGGGATATGCAATGGCCGCGTCTGCTGATTATTATCACACACAATCAACACCGGCTACAGCTTGGAACATAGAACATAATTTATTGACGGACTGGCCTGTTGTTAATATAATTGATGAAAGTTATGATTATCTTGCTCCTAGCGCATATACAATAGAATTTATAGATGAAAATAATTTACACGTTACATTCAACATCGGCCAAAAAGGATATGCCGCCATAGCTAAACCAGATGAAATAATAAGTGTGCCTGTACCAATATCATCTTACTGGTTCGTGCATCATAATTTATTTACCGACTTCAACTTAATTACTGTATGGGATGGATCAACTGAAAAAACAATATTGCCGACGTCTATAAGACATTATAAATGGGCAAATAGTATAGCATTGGAATTTGATTCTGATTATTATGGTTATGTTTCATTGAAATCGGCGACTTCTGCTTCTCAATATCTTCAACGAGTTCATAATTTGGGTAAAATTTTATCAACACATGTTGAAATTGAAATTGACCTTACAAATGAGCCATTGGAAAAAAATGACATAATTTATAAAGATAGATTAGATAAAATGATAACATTATGGGATCATTTGAGGCCCGTATCAAGAGTATATCATTATAGTATGGTAATATCACAAGAATTAGATTTTAGTGGTAATAAAGCTGCTTTGTATCCTTATTCCAGTGATGTAAATTTTACAACAAAATTTTTAAGTACTCCAATTGATCCTATTACTTCAAGTTTTGTTGAAATCATACAAAACCCAACAGAATCAGTTTATATTTTACATAATTTAAAATCGTTGAACGTAGTTATTCAATGTTTTGATACAAATAATAATATGATAGAACCATTAGAGTGTTTCCCTGTAAATGAAGATACAAGTAAGATTACTTTTGAAGAACCATTTACAGGAACTATTTGTGCAACAAAGGCAGAAACAGTTGTTGATATGTCAACATATTCTATTTCTAGCGGTGAATATGATGATTTTTATGTTTGGGATGTTTCAGCTGCTCCTATTGATGGTAAATTTGACCACATTCCCCAAATAACAAATTATGACAGATACAGGGTATTGCCGGAAAGTATTGAATCACAAAATCCATCCAGTAGTAAATGGCCGACAGTTTGGTTTAGTCCATCAAGTAGTCCTATAATACCAGATGAAAAGTGGATAATTTCTGGTGGTCATTATATTGCCGTTTCTGGTAGTAAAATAGAATTTTTTGCTCCTGATGATAATGTTGGTATTGTAAACATAATACATAACCTTGATGGTAATGCATTTCAAGTAGCAGTTTTTAAT